GATTTTAATGGTAGGTGTAAATGGGGTTGGTAAAACAACTACGATTGGTAAGCTAGCTAAGCAATTTCAAAATGAAGGTAAGTCGGTCATGCTTGCTGCGGGTGACACTTTTATGGAAGATAATCCATCTCTTGCAATGTGTGGAACAGGCGCACCATGTCCACCCTACCTCGTTGGTTACGACTAGAGACAGCCACCATGGGAATATAGTTGGGGTCTAACCTAGTTTGGGCAGCAATGTGTTCTCGTTCCTTACGTAAGCTTTCTGGATCATCAGTTGTTACCATAAGCATTGATGCTGGCATCTTACGCTCAAAGAAGTACCGATATATATTTTTATCCATTCCAATTAATGTAAGAGCCTTTTCAAAAACCGTAAGAATTGGAGACCACCCATACGTTTCGGAGGGAGAAAATTTAGAAACATGTATAATTTCGGTATCCCTAAGATAGATGTGTTGGTTCCTATGATAGTATTTATACATTGCAGGAACACGGTCATATCCTTTCTTGGATTTCCCCGGTATATCCTCAACATCACTTCGATCCATAGGACATATGAAATGAGCATTTTTAGGGAGACCTGCTTGATCGAGATCAAATTCAACAAGCGCAGGATTTAATCGACGTATTTCTTTTACTTTAGATTTTATCTTCCCTCCGTCATCATAATACTCTTTTACTAAATACAAAAATCCATCATCTACCGTATTAATATCATTATGGAATTGCCTGAGAACTGCTTCTAAACTTTGGTCAAAAACGTTAGCATCTGTTAAAAATTCATTGAAAACTTTTAATTGATTTCGATCAGCTTTTTCTTTTGTGGGATGAACTTCTATACCACGCCTAAAAACCTCTCCGGTAATGTGGCCTAATACGGTTCGGATTTCAGCCACGGAAAACGCAATCGTCTGTAAGTCTTGTACAAGCTGTTGCCTGTACGCCATCTGATGGCGAACCCAAGTATTTACAATGTGATCAAGCCCAATGGAGGGCGAAGACGATGTATCCCCTTGCTGTTTCATTAACTGAATGACGTTCAATCCCTCATTCATGTCAAGCATCTGTTGAGCCATTCCGGGCATTTCAGGCATATATTCAGATAATTTCATAAGTTAATCCTTACCTAAGTCGTTAAACCTCTGTGAAACGAGAGTATCCATACCAGCTAATTTAAGAACAGTCTCCATTGCTTTCTCTTTAATATGGGAATGTTCAGAATATGTTGTACGTGTATCAGCTAGTTGTTCTTTCTGATCTGTAATTACTTTTTCTAATGTATGTATCTTTTCTACAGCTTGATTATATTGTTCTGACATATCATCAAACTCTTCTAAAGCCCCGCCATTAGACACATTATCAAGGATACCAGAACGTCCCGCTTCTTTCATTAGGGATATAAATGCCCCTTCAGATAAAATTGTTACCGCATCTGTCTTGTCGGGGATTTCAGCGTCTGGGCCAATGGACTTTAAATCATCATGCCACGTATCCAAAATCCTCCACGTACCTGTTTCATCTCTATTGGCAATGTATTGCTCATCACGTTCTCTAAGAATGTTACCTAATGTCATAACTAAACTCCTACTTTCGCTTATCTATTATACTACATAAATGTAAATTTACGCTATGTGACACTTACTCCAACCACAAGATTTACACGTTACACACCCACCTTCTTCCACGAGATATGCATTATCACAGCAAGGCTCTTTATTTTCTATCTGCAATGATGCATAGTCTCCCTCAAATCCTTCTAATACACTCTGTTTGGGGGAGTCCGCCCTTACTAGAACTTCCTTCTCGCGGCTCCCAGACCTATAGACTGTAATACCCTTACAATCATTCTCCCACGCCATCATATAAGCTGTATACACATCTTCAATAGTTGCGTCATTCGCAAAGTTTATTGTTTTAGATATGCCTGAATCACAAGAATTTTGAAACGATGCTTGCATTTTAACATGTGCCTCTGGAGAAATATCTCCAGCAGTAACGTAAACTTCCTTCGCCCACTCTGGAACATCAGAACGAGTTTTAATAGACCCGCCATTTGAAATATAATCCATTAACTCATCGGAATAAAAACCATATAATCTAGCATCTGTTTCAAAATATTTATTAATGTAATATAATGTTTCACCTTCTAATATATTCATCTTACGCCAAGCAAGTGCAAAGGTTGGTTCCACCCCACTTGAGGTGTCTGCAAGCATAGAAATAGTCCCAGTTGGGGCAACTGTCAAGCGGCAAGCATTTCTAAATTTTTCTTCAGTGGGAGCATCTGGAACCGCATAGTCACTGTTATGCCATGCGGGGAAAACGCCTCTCTCCTCTGCTAAACCACGAGATGTATTATCAGCAACGTCTTGGATGAACCCCATAAGAGTCCCACCAACTTGACGACCGGAATCCGTATCGTAACCTATCCGCAGTTGGATAAGTAAGTCTGCAAATCCCATGATTCCAAGACCAATTTTCCTAGTTGCTTTAGTCATTGTTTCTATTTCGGGCGTTGCGTAATAGTTTGCATCAATAACATTATCTAAAAAGCGTGTAGCAATTTTAACTACTCTACCTAACTCTGACCAATCAATATTTTCTTTCCAGTTTCCGTTTGCAAAGGGGGTGGAGTTCTTGAAATTAGAGGGCATAAAGAAATTAGCCACATTAATTGAACCCAAATTACAAGATTCATTTCCTAATAGGGGTTGCTCGCCACATGGATTAGTAGCAATCATACGACCGTATTCTTCCGTAACATGGTTATCACGATTAATGGTGTCGAGAAAAACCATACCCGGCTCTCCATTCCTCCATGCCCCATAGACAATTTTACTGAAAACGTCACGGGCATCTAATTCTCCTACAACTTCATTATTTCGAGGATTGATTAGAGGGTAATTCATCCCCGCTCTAACCGCTTTCATGAAATCATTTGTAACCCCAACAGAAATATTAAAGTTATGAATATCCCCCTCAACCGATTTACAAGTAATAAATTCTAAAATATCAGGATGGTGGATGTCCATAACCGCCATGTTCGCACCATCACGTTTCCCCCCCTGAGTAATCATAGACGAAACTCGTGATAGTGTTTTAAGAACTTCTATAGGCCCACACGAAATACCATGAGTGGTTTTAATCCGGTCTCCTTTGGGACGTAGGTTAGATAAAGCAAATCCTGTACCGCCCCCAAATTTCTGAACCATTGCCGTATCATGTGCAGCTTTCATTATCCCTTCCATACTATCTTCAAGGGGTAGAACAAAACACGCAGACAAGGTACCTTGTTTAGTTCCCGCATTCATTAATGTTGGGGAATTGGGGATAAAATCTAAATTAGACATAACAGTATAAAACTCATTAGAGGTGAGTTGAACATCAATATCTAATTTACCGTATTGCTTTTCAACAGCAGCAATCGCATCCGCAACACGGCGAAACAGCGCAGGGGCATCTTCTACTATTTCATTAGAATCGTCCTTTAAAAAATATCTTTTCTTGGCGACTATCTCAGCTTGTGAACTCAGGGTAACGGGTATAGTTCCGATGGTGTCCGTTAACGTCATAGTTGTTGTCATTTATTTCTCCTACCCTCTGAATCCACAGTATAAACATAATTTATTTTCCATTACCCAAAAACTTGGCTGACACACCCCTTCGGTACAACCGGGGTTGATATGTTCTTTACTGTCTTCTTGATCACTCTTAAATGATAACATAACGTTCATACGTTTTGCAAGGTCTTTTCCTGACCCATCTTCCCCTTCGGCTCTACCTTCGGGAGTTTCACCCGGAGACACCGACTCGATCCAGTCGGATACACTACCTATAGTTTCGTATTTAAATACTGTAGTTTCCCACGCAGCTTGTGTTGCCATAGCAATCGAAAAGAAAGCATCCCCATGACCCATAGGGGTAACGGGTGCCTTCAAATCATTATTAACAGAAATAATCTGTTGTGCTTGTCTCTCATCTTTTAAAAGTTTTAAATTGCCACTATGTACTGCTTTCTCAAAAACTTGAGCCATAGTCATTTTACTTTTAGCGGTGAAGACCATAGGCCACCAAACTTGGTCTAATCCACGATCTTCTAATTCTCCCCTTGTATTATCAATATACCCTTTTTCTAGCTGAAAGTTTTGTGAAACTTCGTTTAAAAACTCTATTTGATCGGTATAATTCCAACCATCTAACCATGTTTGATTAAGCTGCTTCAACACACCATCTTCTCTACTAAAAATTACGAGATGAGATGGGTGACGTTTTTTCCCTACATCAAATCCTGCGAAGAGTTGTTCGTTGGGGCGCTTTTCATATTTAGTATAGGCACTAAATGAACGTAAACTTTCATCTTCACACTTAGAAACGTCTTCTCTGGTAAAATAAGACTCTGTGTGAAAGGAGGGTTGGAGAAGAAATTCTGAGGCAAAGGATTTTGGGCGAGCCGTTTGTTGCGCCAAGAGCCAATCCTCAGAATATAGCTCAGGCATAAGAACTCGATGTGATGGAGTTGGGTCTAGTGCGGGTAATACTCGTGACATAAAACGGGGGTCTCTTTGTAACTTAGCTAAAAGATCATCCGGTAACATAGGAGTACCAAGTACAATGACCGGCGTATCTCGATTCGGTATGAACATAGTTTCAGTCATGAAATGATCTTCAATTTTATTCATCTCTCCCAACTGTAATGGGTTTTCTGGGTCTCTAAGAATGTCATCTGCAATTAGTGCGCCATTGACATGCATACCTCTTTTGAACGAAAACAACCCCCCGTGCAATATCTCAACAGGTTTATTATTTACGGTATATCTAAATTGAAACTCGGCGCGGGTATTTCGTGGTTTTAACCAATCCATTAAAATTGGATTACGTTGGACAGTCTTATTAATTTCAGAAATATGATAACGCGCCATCGTATCACTATAAGATAAATAGAGAATTGACGTATCACGCCTCGCTTTTAGCAGCCGCCAGATACTAAAGGCATGTCCCAGCAAGGTACTTTTAAAATGAAATCTTGGCAGAATGGCAACATAATTTTTCTTTTCTTCTACTGCACGTTCTACATCGTCCGTAATCATATCTACATGCCACGTATTAAATAATTCAGGTCGGTCATAACTCTGCGACCAAATATTTCGCACAAACTCTTGAAAACTCCCAACCTTAGCTTTCTGTACAGAGGATAACCCTTCCGATAATTTTTGTAATGCGTCTAAAACTGTTACATCTTTATCTTTTGTTTGGGAAAATGCCACTAGTTCTTTGACCCTGCTTGTTGAATAATACCCTGAAAACGTGATGCTATACGTCCGATAACCTTCTCATCCGTAATCTCCTCAACTAAAACATTTAGGATATCTTGGACGAATTGAATATTAATCAATCCCTTCATGGTTTCTCGTTCTCCCTGAATACTCATATCAATTGTTCGGGCAGCAGTTCCAGCATCATGAAACTCTAATCCCTCTAAATCATCCTCCTCCTTCACTCGAAGTTTTCCATAAATATTTAAATGGTCTGTATTCAATCGTGAAAATCGTTGACTTTCCGTTTCCATTATTGCTTTAGTTCCTACACTCTGTATTTCCAACCGTTTCTCATCCCAATTAAATTTTTTAGACCATGAATAAATAGTCGAAATGGTTATACCAACTCCAAACTTATCGGAGAGTTTTTCGGTTATACGTTTCGCAGAATGTTCGCCTGTGACATAC